TGCCGAAAGAACAGATAGAACCATACAAGGAGAAATAACATGGACATCATAATCACAATCGCATTCCTAGCCCTGTATTACATCCTGGGGCTTGGAACAGTGATTACTTTAAAGGCAGGATTGGAAGAAGATGTGGAGTTGGAGTGTGAGGATTATTTAGCAGCGGCACGCTTCCCGATACTGTTGTTTGTGATTTTTTTAGATTGGATTGTGCGGAAGATAGTGAGGTAAGAAAATATGAAAAAATTTAATTGGAATGAATTTAAAAATAAAGACAATAAGATTGCAGTGCACTGCAAGACAGAAGAGGAAGCGAAAGACTTTTGCGAAAGAATGCATAAGCAAGGAATGAAGTGGTGTTCAGGCGAAAGCTACCTGAAAGAGACAAATTACGAATTCTGCGAAGAAGAAATATGTTATATCAAAGGAGAGTTTTCGCCGTATCAGTACTATAAAAGCAATGGGTATGAAATCTTAGAATGGAGTGATTACATGCAGAAAGAATTTACAAAGGCGGATTTAAAAGACGGAATGGTGGTCGAATATAATGATAACTATTTCAGGAAAAGACTTGTTATAGGCGGCTTTTTGACTGGCGGAGATGGATATGCGGATTTGGGAGACTATAACGAAAACTTAAAAAGTGTGGTAAGCGATTTGGAAATAGTTAGAGTATATAAGATTAAATGCATGGGAAAAATTAGCAGTATCATGGAAGACCACAATCTTGAACTCATCTGGGAGCGCAAAGAACCAAAGAAAATGACTGTGGAAGAAATGCGACAGAAGCTTGAAGAGCTGACAGGAAAAGAGATTGAGGTAACGGAATGAACAGGGAAACCATGAGACGCAGGAAGGAGACGGCAGGAGTCATCCGAAAGATAGATGCACATGATATGGCAACGAGAAAGCCCTGTGAGACCGCTTTAAAGCAACAGGAGCATGAAGCCTTTAAGTGCGACTTTAAAAGCCGTGAGATGGCGAATAAGGACGCTGTGGAGTACATAGCAGAGAAATACAACATAAAAGATCCTGTTCCGGGAGGTGATAGAGTTGGACAAGAACGTGATTTATGAGTACATAGATGCAAAAGAATTGGTAAAAGAGACAGAGGAAGATATCAGGCGGCACAGAAGAAAGACGATCGTACAGGACAAGGTGACAGGCAGCAATCCAGAGTTTCCGTATCAGCCACAGAGCTTTAATATCTCTGGATGTATAGAGAACACGGTGAATATAGACGAAGAGGAACGGTTGTTGGAAG